ATGCCATATCATTTCCTACTTAGATTAAAGCGTTATCTAATTCTCTTAATGTTTTGCCGTTTATATCACTTAATGTTGTTTTTGTTAGTGTATATACGTCTTTTCCAATACTATTTATAAACTTATTAGCACCACTATCACCCTCACATGCTGTAAACTCTAAAATAGTTCTATGTCTACCTGAGTCATAAGTTGATCCTGTTTGCCATTCATAAATTGCTGGAGCAGAATTAAACGCAAATTCGTTTACTGTTGTTGTATTTAAATTTATACTATCAATACCGTATCCCCATTGATCTGATAATGCATAATAATCACTATCGATGAATGATTTCGTATGTGCCAAATCTTTATTATTGACCCTTACAATATAAGCATTATTCGATATTCCTCCCCATTCAAGTGTGAATGCATTGGAATCTTCTCCTATTTGAAGTAAACTATTACTGTCAAATGCGCTATCACTAAGGTCTAGAATAGCTGTACTATTAATAGCGGCCAGAGAATGACAATTCAAAGAAGTTGCTTGAGATTTAAAACTTAACTCTACACTATCTAAATCTAAATCGGGGTCAATATATTCTTGTGGAGTAGATGAAGCTATAGTTATAATCTGATTATTATCTATTTGCATTTCCGCTGCAAGATGAAATCCAGAAGGATGAACAAATTTCTTATATAAATCTTGGTATGAATTTAAATTAGTTTTTGATTTAATCAAAATGGATAGTATCTGATACACACCACCGTCTTGAATAATTTTTTGTGATTTGGGTCCTATGAATGAAGAACTATCTCCCAATAGAAATATATCTTTTTTAGGATATTCTATCTCAACATCAGTGTCGTTATAAAATGATCTAAAGAATCCTTCAGCCGAAAACAGTGAACCCTTTACTCTGAAAAATTTTGCAAAGTTTCTTAAAATTTCTCTAGGTTCAACAAAGAAATCTTGTCCTAATCCCAATGCAAATTCTTCAAACATGTTATCTATGTATTGAAGTTTCGTTGAACCAATATCTCTTATATCATATAAATCTTTTAAACATTCTCCAAACTCTCCGGATGAATCCATATAATCATAATATGTTTCAAGAAAAGTTATTAGATTTGGATAATCCGTAGTAAAATACTCAGGCAAAACTTGAGAAATCAAGTCTTGTCTAATAGTTATATCTAACGTAGTATCTTTTATATCTTTTGTCATAGTTATAACACTATTTTAATTTCATTTGTTTCTACATTTCCGAAAGCTTTATTTTCTGATTCATCTAAAGTGAAAATGAAATTTCTAAGAGGACTAAGAACTCCTTGATCTAATGGAGTAGCTGAAACTTTTATGTAGGGCAAACCTCCCACTATCGCTGTAGGAAAAAATGTAGTGAGACTAAGTGAACCGGTAAGAAAATCATATTCTCCTATGTTTCCAGACACAACTTTTCCTGTATTAGGCTCAAATATTTCTATTGTATTTTTACCTAACTTATTTCTAAAGATACAGTTTTCGCCATTAAAAATAAACATAGAGGAAGAAATTATGTAATCTGAAGTATTTGTGCTTGATAAAGCAACAGGAAAGTTTATATCATAAGCCAAGTTTTGTCCTAAAGCAGGATTAAATCTTTGCTGTACTTTTATATCCATTCTAGAAGCTAATATAGATTTGTCTAAATCATCTATCTCAGTCAGCAGTGGTGATCTTCTAAATTTCTTTTCAAATTTTCCGTAGTTTGAGGTAAAATGATTTGAAATTGCTATCTTCACAGAATTTTCTAATGTAGACTGTGTTTTTGACGTTAAACTATTATTGTAATAAAAATTTGTCTGTAACTCTAAGAAAGACATTTCAGGCTCAACGAATATGTTGTCTATGGACATAATAGCTAAACTGTCTGTAAAATGAGTTTTTATTTTATTTTTAGTCTGTTGTTGAATTAGACTTGACGTACCTGTTGGAAATTTTAACGAAATATAAACTTTACCATAATCTATAGGAAAATTATCTTCTCCTCCCCACACAGTAACATCTTCTACGATAGGAAATTTACTTTCGATCATACCTTTATAATCTATAGCCGTCACTAATCTTTGTTGAGCAGAAAATTGAATAGGAGCAAGTTTTCTAACAGACTCTATAGATTCTACATCTGATCCGCCATAAGATGAAACTTGGCTTCCTATTAAAATAGGTCTGTCTACTCCGTTAACTTGTAAATCTGCCACAGCACTAAATCCACTACAAAGATTTCCTGCTTGGGCCGATGTAGAATTATATGTAACTACAATTTTACTTCCTACTTTAGGTGATTTGCCGAAACTTTTTCCATCACCAAAATTTAGTTCGTAATAGCCATTAGGTGCTTCTTTAATATCAAAATATGTTGTTGTCGCGTCTACTTTTATAGCATCTTCTAAGAATGTATATGTTTCAAATGTTGAACTTGTAGGAGAATTAAAAACAGAAACTTTCATAATAGCAGTATCAATTGTTTTATCAGGAATAACATATACTTGATTTTCGCTTAGTGAGTCAACAAAAAACGTCTTAGTTTTTTCAATTCCCTCATACACTAAAACTTTAGCTTCTGCATTATCATCAAAAAAAGTATATATTCCATTACCATCATCTGTAGCATTGTAAGATATTTTTGTTCTGAATGTGTATGATCCATTTTCATTAGATGCTGTAAATGTAGTGCCTATGGGTAGAGTGATTGATGCGGGTCTTAAAGGAACAGATATGCCAGATAAATTTATACTAACTTCTAATGTAGAATTAGCAGACATTTTTGATCTTGGTCTATAGCCCAAAGCTTCAGCGTGTGATACAACAGATGATCTTAATTGAGCAGTATTTAAAAACGATTCATTCGTAGCAAAATTTGCGACTAGGCCATTAAAGTGCGTATTATATGCTAAAACATCTAATATATTGTTAAGACCTGATGCTTCAAAATCATAATCGCTAAATTCGGACTGTTGAGCAAAATACCTTTTAAGTGACGTTTTTATATTGTCAAAGTCTAGTTGAGTTGATGTAATATTTGTTGCCATTTATCTTAACCTTGAAATGTCTGTGTCTAAAATTGTCTCAGCGTCACTTCCTATAACTCTAAAGACTATTCTGACATTGCATGAATTTGAATCTGGATTTATTTTTGCGAGAATGTTTAAAATTTCTACTCTAGACTCAAAATTACTTATTGTTTGTCTAATAGCTTCCTCTACCTCTGTCTCTGTAATATCGTCGGCTAATTCGAAAAAGAGTCTTGTTACATTTCCTCCAAAAAATGGATTAAAAGGTTTTTCATAATGATTTGTGAGTAGTATGTTTTTGATTGCTTGTTTAACTGAGTCTGCATCTGTTTTTTTAAAAATATCTAAAGGATTAGAGGATGTTGCCCTACTATGCACAGAAAAAGACAAGTCTATATCTTTATAAGAACTCGTTCTCAAGGTTAATTGAGGTAAAATTCCTAAGTCTTTATCTTCTAATGCTAAAGCTTTATTTGCCATCTATTGTCTCTTTTTTATTCTTAATTATATTTATATGAATTTTAGCTAACTCTAATTATTTTCCAAAGATCACCATCAGGAACTACACTATATACTCTATTTGGAAACAGTTTTCCATTTAGCGTTCTTTTTATTCCCCCTTCAGCAACTTCTTTTGATCCATAAGGCCTTGCCAGATACTGATCCTCTTGTATCTGTTTTCTTTCTTCCATAGTAAGCGGCTCAGGTTCTGGCTCAGGTTCTGGCTCAGGTTCTGGCTCAGGAGCAGCTTCAGATGCAAAACTTCCAGATGTATCGTCTGGCGCTACATCATCAGCATCATATTTTTCTTCAGGTTCATCTTCTGAATCTGGAACTTCAATCAGATCATTTTCGCTTAAAGGTTCATTATTATATACAGAACTAATTTTCATATCAAAAATAGAAGCATAATCTTCAGGAATTTCTGGAGTTGTAACAACTATCTGTGCGTTGGGCATATCATTCTTTTCATCATAAGTATCATAATAAAGAATTAATTTGTCGTAATGGATATTGTCTTTTAAATATGTTGCTAAGTCGAAAGTTTTCTCTAAATCGATTTTACCAGTTTTTGAATTATACAATT